TGTGGACTCCAAGCACGGGAAGAAGACCCGGGCTGAGCCGGTGGCGATGCGCAATGAGCAAGGGCGCCTGCACATGGTGGGTGAATTCGAGGAACTTGAAAACCAGATGATCGTCTTCGATCCGGAATCAACCCGCGAATCGCCCGACCGAATGGATGCCCTAGTCCACGCCTGTCGCTATCTCATGGCCGGAGAGAGACGCCGGATGCGAGTGGGAGACCCATCAAAGTACGACTTCCGCCTAGGTCAGGAGCTTTACGATCTGGGTCGCCTTCTTGGTTCTTAGAATCGTGGCACTACCTATTGCGTGATCTCGACCTTTAGAGTATGAGCGTGCTGATCGTTAGTTTGGTGGTGGCTGCGCTCGCCGTAACGCGGATCACCCGACTCCTCGTTGCGGACAAACTCATGGTCGGCTACCGGCAATGGGTGGTGAAGCGCTGGGGTCCTGAATCAATGATCAGCTACCTGGTCCATTGTCCGTGGTGCACAAGTATCTGGGTGGCGCTGCCCATCATGCCCATTGCCGCCGTGTTCCCTTACAACTGGGTGATCGGAATCCTTGCCATTCCAGCCGCCTCAATGGTCGCCGGCTGCCTATTGGATCGTGACTGATGGGACGGTTCACCCGCACTCGCACCCCGGAGGTAACGCCCCCGGCACACCAGGCACCCGCTAGCCTCGTCGCCTCTGCCGCTCGCATCAACCTAGAGGGACAGGGGTGGCGGACATATCGATTCGGCAATGACGAGTGGCAGGCTGAGGCGTGGCGCCTCTACGACATCATCGGTGAGCTGAGGTTCGCAGCCAACTGGGTGGGGTCGGCATGCTCCCGAGTGAGGATCTATGTCGCCGATGTCGACAAGAACGGACGCATCCAGCAAGAGAGCACCGACCCTAAGGTCGCTGCTATATCAGACACTCTGCTCGGCGGCCCATCTACGAAAGCAGAAGGGCTCCGGTTGGCGGGTATCAACCTCACTGTCGCCGGGGACTTCTACATCGTCGGGCGGGCGAGCAAGGAACAGGATGACCCCGACAAGTGGTTCATCGTCTCCTGCTCCGAGCTGAAGCGCTGGGGCGGCAACGTCGCCTACATCTACCCCAACGGCTCCAAGGAGATGCTGGACCCGGAGCGGGATCTGATCATCCGGGTGTGGACCCCGCACCCTCGCCGCAACATCTGGGCTGACTCCCCCACCCGAGCGGCACTGCCCATGCTCTGGGAGATCGAGCGCCTGACCCGCTACGTGTTCGCCCAGATCGACTCACGCCTGGTCTCGGCTGGCCTGCTCCCGATCCCCAACAACACCAGCTTCCCGGATGCCGATGACCCTAACGGCGGCATGGTTTCCGGCGCCGAGGCCCTGACTGATCTGATCCTTCGGGCGGGCTCGGCCTCCCTGCAAGGTGAGGGCACGGCGGCTGGCGTGGTGCCGGCGGTGGTCGAGGTCCCGATCGATGCGCTGGGGAAGATCCAGTTGATCCAGTTCGGCAGCGAGCTGAGTCGGCAGGCGTTGGATCTTCGGCAAGAGGCAGTGAGACGTTTCGCTCTAGCGATGGATATGGCACCGGAAATCCTGCTGGGAACTGGGGATGCCAACCACTGGAGTGCCTGGCATGTGGGTGCCGAGAATGTCAAGGTCCACATTGAACCGTTGATGACCCGGATCTGTGAAGCGCTCACCACCGCCTACCTGACCCCGGCCCTGAAGGCGATCAAGAAAGACCCGGAACGCTACACCTTCGCCTTCGATGTAGCCCCCCTCGTGGTGCGTCCCCAGCGACTCCAGGACACCCTGAACCTGTACGAGAAGCAGATCGTCAGCTCCGAGGCAGTCCTCATTGCCGGTGACTACAAGCTCACCGACGCGCCCGACGACAAGGAAGATCTCAAGCGCTTCACCCGGGAGCTGATGCTCCGCGATCCCAACCTGTTCCAGATCCCCAAGATCCGGGAGCTGGCTGGCTACACCGCAGCACTCCTCCCGCCCGAACAGGTGTTCACACCCCAGCAGGGTGGCACTGGTCCAGCTCCGCCGCCGGCCCCACCCACCGGGATCCAGGAGACGACACCGCCTCCACTGCCGGCTGCCTCAACCGCCTCCAATGCCCTGGGTGGGCCAGGCCAGAACGCAAGTACACCTCCCGAAGCACGGGTCGCTTCCGCCTCTGTCCCAAGCCCAGTTACAACGTTCGTGGTCGCCAACGCAGCCACCCTCCGGGCATTGGAGCTGGCCGGGAAGCGGCTCCTTGATCCAACAACTAGAGGTCAGTATCCGGACACTCCGGCTCACCAGCTCCACACCAAGATCCGGGTCAGTGGGATCGACCATGCGCACACCCTGCTCAAGGGGGCATGGGATCACCTGTCCGTGCTCACTGAGCATCTGGCCATGAGTGTGGATACCGGCGCGCTTAAGAACGTGCTGGAGGGCTACTGCACCATCCTTCTGGCGGGGGGTATGGAGCACGACGCTAACGCCCTAGGGGAGGCCCTGCGTAGCCGAGGGTTCCTCGATGCCGACCCGTGATAGCGACGAGCGACACCTGTTCGGAGTGGTGAGCCAGGCCCTGCGGCGTTGGCTGGACAAGGCACGTGCAGCGGTCATGGCACCGTGGCATGACCTGAAGATGTCACCCGATCCAGTGGGGGTGTACCAGACTCAGGGCGACTGGAACACTGAGGTCGACTCGATCATGACGGTGATCGGACGCATTGCAGCGGACGCTCACTCCGAGGTCCCGGGCCTACCGCCAGTGTCCCGTCATGCCTTCGTCGTGAGCCAATTGGCACAGACCCAGAACCTTCTGGTCCGACTGCCCGACGAGGTCTACAACCTGGTGTTCGGGGAACTTGTGGATGGTGTCAATGCTGGAGACAGTGTGGAGCAGCTTGCTCAACGAATCGATCAACTGCTCAGCTATACCGAAAGTGAGAGATGGCCAAACCACGCGAGAGTTATTGCGATTACTGAGACAACCCGAGCATATAACGCAGGAACAGTGGCGCAGGGTCTGGAACAGAGCCGACTCACTGGAAAGCGATTGTCGAAGCGATGGGACACTGAACGAGATCGACGAGTACGAAGCAGCCACCGAGCCGCCGACGGACAGGTCGTAGACCTTACTTCAGTGTTTATGGTCGGTGGCTTCCCTCTCGCATTCCCGGGTGATCCAATAGGACCACCAGAAGAAGTTATCAACTGTCGCTGCGACGTAGTGATAGTGGAAGGGGGTCGGTGATGGTTGATCCGAATCCGGCCCGTGGAATGCCGCTCCAGCTCCAGCGGTACTGGCTTGTCGGAAAGGGTGCCGCCAAGATCCGGTGGCACATGCCCCACGACTTCGACCGGTGCGTTCGACAGCTCCGCAAGTACTTCCCCAAGAACCCCGAGGGACTCTGCAACATCCTGCACCAGAAGGCCCTGGGCGCCCCGCCCGGCAAGGGTCACGGTGAGCACGCCCTCATCGCTGCCCAACAGCTCATGGAGATGCAGCCGGAGCTGGGTGAGGTGTGGGCAGGACCCATCGCACCCATCGGGCGCCCGACCGGGGAGCCGAACAAGACCCGGATCTTCGAGCACGGTGCCCTGACCAACCGGATGCTCCCACTGCCGCTGGCGTGGCGGGAGAAGACGGGGCCGGGGCATGACGGCGCCGTCACCGTGGGCCGGATACTCGGCATCACCTACGGCCCCGACCACATGGGTAAGGACTGGGCTTATGCGTGGGGGGACTGGCTCAACGCGGATATCGTTCCCCAGGTCAAGCAGGCGCGGCACCTGGTTCAGATGGGGGTTGCTGGTCCTAGCCTTGATCCTGGTGGCCGTGTCTCTGCCACTGTGAACCCGGAGACCGGCTTCGAACACATGACCATGTACACCATCGGGGGCGCTACCCTGGTCTCCATCCCGGCGTTCGCCGCTATGCGGATCATGGACCTGGGTGCGGGTGGGGAGTGGCCTGATGACGATGAGGACATGGCCCTCGTTGCCGATGACGGTGACTGTGGCTGTGGTGACAAGTACGGTGCGGGTGTATCTGACGGTGGACCGGAGGTCTTTACCGTCAACACGTCCGGGTGGCAGGGGCTCCCCCTTGCGCCTAGAGATGCGGCGTTTGACAACGACGATGCGGTCAAGCGGATCGCGGCATGGGCACAGGTCAGTCAGCAAGGTGCTGATGTCGGTAAACTCCGCCGCGCATTCATGTGGCGAGACCCAGCCCAGCCGGAGACAGCGACCACCTCGTACCGCCTTCCGGTAGGCGACATCATCAATGGGCGCTTGACGCTCATCTACCACGCTGTCTATGCCGCAGCGGCGCTGCTCTCCGGCGCCCATGGTGGCCTGCCCGGCATCTCCGAACAGGACCGCGCCCAGTTGCGTAACGTGATCAGCGAGATCTACCCGCTGATGGCCCGTGAATTCAACGACAGTTCCATCCGTGCCCCCTGGGATAGGTCGGCGCAGGAAGGAGTGCAACTAGCCATGGATACCTACGCAGCCGACCCCAAAGAGCCCTACGGGGATGTGAAGTACGCCGA